CGTGGAAGACCTTGAGAAGCAGCTTCGCGCCCGTGAAATACGCGAGGAACTGAACAAGCGTCGCAGTCGTTTGAAGGAACAAGGGTTGGCTCAGTCTGATGATGAAATCCTTGAAATTGAGAAACTGATGACCGAAAAAGGCATTGCTAATCATGAAACTGCTGCGGATTACTGGCGGCACATGAAGCAGTCAGCGGTGCCAACACCCGGTTATCCACAGCCAGTGATGTCTCGCATGGACATCAAGGGCTATATGAAGAATCCGGTAGGTGCTGCGCGTGAAAACGCACACTTAGCTTTGGCTGAACTTCGCAAGAATCCAAAGCCAATCGGTTTGTAAGGGGCTATTTTTAAACTTCGGAGGTAAATTATGCCTATTGGTGGCGGCATTCTTCCGGCTTCGGGTACTAATCAGTACAACGAGTTGACCTACGTCACTCGTCGGGCATTTATCCCGAAGTTGGTCGTACAAATCTACAACTCTACGCCCCTCATGGCGGCGCTGATCGCAAACAGTCAAACTGCTTCTGGCGGTGTGTCTTCTGTGTCGGTGCCTGTTCAGGGTTCTCAGTTCGTGAATGCTCAGTGGTCGGACTATTCCGGTTCGTTCGCGCAGCCTTCCGTTCAGCAGGGTGCTTACCAAGCTGAATTTAACCTGAAACTGCTGGTTTCTCCCGTACCGTTCCTCGGTATGGAAGGTGCAGTGCAGCAAGATTATGCAATCATTCCTCTGATTGAGGCTCGCATGAACGATGCGACCAACGTCATGATGGATTCGATGGCAACTGCGCTGTACAACAACACCAGCAACAACCAGCAATTTATCGGTCTGCCAGCCGCAGTCGATGATGGTACTGGTACAGCGACTTACGGTAACATCAACCGTAGCGCAAACACTTGGTGGAAGTCCAAGCAGTACGCCGCTGGCTCGGTCAACCCGACCCGTCAGAACGTCCTGCAATACATTTCCGGCACGGTGAAGAATGGCGCAGAAGTGCCAACCTTTGGTGTGTGCGGCTTTGGTACTTGGACGCTGCTGGCACAAGATTATGTAGGCCAAGAGAGCTACATGATTACTCCCGGCTCTGGCTTTGATGGCGATGCAAACGGCCCACAAGCCGCTTTCCGCGCCCTGATGGTTGCCGGTGTGCCTATTTATCCCGACCCGTATTGCCCAGAAGGTACACTCTACCTGCTGAACACGAACTATCTCTCGCTCTATATCCATGAGCAAGCGTCGTTCGCTTTCACCGGCTTTGAGTCCACCCTTCCGAACTTCCAGATTGGCTACGTTGGTGCAGTTCTGATGATTGCAGAACTGGTAAACACCAAGCCGAAAGCCATGACGAAGATTACGGGCTACAACTCTTTGAGCCTGTAAGGAGGAATCATGTCTTTAGCTACCAATAAAATCCTGCTGGCTGGCGCTCAGAGCAACACTCCGGGTGCCTACTTCCAGACTGTTACCATTGAAGCTGTCAACACTGGCAACGGTACGGTAATTCCGGCTGGCCTGTTTGTTATGTTCCCGTCGGCAAACGTCTCTGTGCTGGCTTATAACGGTTCGTCTAACGCAACTGTTATGGCTGCAAACACAGGCGGCGTAGTGTTCTCGGATGGTGTCAACGTATATGCCAAAGATTCTGCTGGCACTGTAACGGTGACGCTGCTTGAGATCAACGGCGGTCAAGCTGCTGGCGAAACCTACGCATAAGGGGGAAAGACTATGGACGCAAATGCAGTCGGTCATGAGTACCCAGATGCTTTTGGTAATGTTCGTCTTGCCGTTCAGACAGCGGTTAGTCTGAATGCCACAGGCGACATTACTACGCTGGTTGCTCAAGCCGCAACGAAGTACATTGTGCGTCGGATAGTTCTGTCCAACTTCAGTGGTAATGCAAGTGGTGCCAATGTGGGTGTCTTCACCGCCGTAAGCGGTGGAGGCACTGCCATTGCTGCGGATCAGGCTTTGAGTGCTGCAACTGGCACAACCAAGTTTGATGATCTGACGCTTGCATCGGCAGCAAACACTGACGTTCAAACTGCCCGAGTGCTTTATGTTAATTGTTCGGTCAATGCCGCAGTTACTTGCGACGTTGCCCTTTATGGAGATATTGTCTCGCTATGACTACGATCTTTGTTCGCAACAATGGTTCTGAACCTTTTTCCGACGGTCTTGATGGCATCATGTATAACTTTGAGCCGGGGAAAGAAGTAGAGATTCCTGAAATTGCAGCAAAGCATATCTTTGGTTATGGCGATGACAATAAAGAGCCTTATTTAGTTCGGCTTGGTTGGATGAAGATGAGTAACCAGTTCAACATGGCAATGGAACGACTGGGTACATTCTCCTTTTCTAAGGAATCGTCTTTGCCCAAACAAGAGCCAGCTAAGACAGTCCACTTGTCAGCCCCAGTGGTGGAACGAGTAGCCGCCCCAATGCCCAAGGCAAAGGGTGCGGCGAAAGTTGCAAATCTTAATGGTTAATCATGGCAGATACGTTGTCTGGGTACATTACGCAGACCCGACGTTTATTGCATGACGTTAATGCGAACTTCTGGACAGATGCAGAGCTAACGGATTACATAAACGATGGGCGAAACACCCTTGTCAGAGACAGCGGGTGCAATCGCGTCTTGCAAAACCATACGGCACCCTACAACGTTGAGACAATCAACTTTGCTGACTTGCCAGAAGGCTCAAATACCATTGATGTGCTTAACGTCATCTTGTATTGGGGTGACTCACGCATCCCCTTAAGCTACTTTCCTTGGACAAACTTTAACGCGCAGTTGCGATACTGGCAAAACTTTACTGGTCGTCCAGTAGCGTTTTCCATGTACGGCCCGAAGAAGATTTTTATTGGCCCAAAACCTGATCAGGCTTACGAAATGGAGTTTGATACCGTGGTTTTGGTTGATCCAATGACCAATGGCGCTGACGTTGAAGTATTACCCACCCCATTTACTGAGGCAGTGCCGTTCTATGCTGCCTACATAGCAAAATACCAAGAGCAATCCTACGGCGAGGCTGAGATATTCAAGCAAGAATATACCAAGCATGTCATGGAAGCTTTGAACACTACATTTACACGCAGACTGACAACACCTTACGTCGCGGGGTATTGATATGGCTGCGGCAGAGCAAAAGAAACAGTATGCCGTAGTCAAAGACTTCAAAGGGTTGAATACCAAAAACAACCGCACAGTCATTGATGATGGTGAATTTAGCTGGTTGGAAAACATCCAGCCTATTGGCTTTGGTAATCTAAAGATCGTTCCCGGCGATCAGCAGCTTGCCAATGTTGCATTTGCTGCCAATGTTAGTTTTATGGGTTCGGTCAACATCAACAACAATGAGTATGTGCTTGGCTTCCAAGACGATGGCTCGGCGCAGTACGTCAACATTACGACTGGCGCTCAAGGCAACATAGCGGCTGCTAATACGTTTTCCAATTCGGATGTGATGATTACGCAGTGGCGTAATGAACGCGCCCTAATCATTGATCCAGTCAAAGGCTACAAGACTTGGGATGGCGTTGATCTGATTTCGATTGGCAGTATCAATACGGTAACTATCAATAATGGTGGTACTGGCTATCTAACCTCCAATACGACAGTCACTTTTGGCGCACCTGACGAAGCCAATGGCGTACAGGCAACAGGCACAGTTACCGTTGTTGCCAATGCAATATCTGAAGTGATTGTAACGGAACCCGGCACAGGATATACGTCGCCGCCGACAGTAACGATTGTCGGTGCCGGAACCAATGCGAATGTGACTTGCACGATCTTGAATCAAAGCGGATCGGACATTGCTACGTTTTCGGGCCGCACTTGGATTGCTCAAGACCGGACGGTGTATTACACGGCGGCAGATACCTATAACGACTTTATCAACTTAACGGCTGGTTTTCTGACGCTAAGTGATTCCACGTTGAGGACGGTAATTACCCGTATCTTGTCTGCCAACAACTTTTTGTATGTGTTTGGTGAAGACAGCATCAACGTCTTCTCCGATGTGCGGATTGACTCGACCACTGGCACATCACTGTTTACGAATACCAACGTGTCGGCTTCCGTTGGCTCAGACTTAAAGCACGCTATCTTCCCGTATTTCCGTTCGGTACTGTTTATGAACGAATACGGCGTGTATGCGCTGGTGGGTGCGACTACGACCAAGATCAGTGATCCGTTGGATGGCATCTTCCCGCTAGTTAATTTTGCACAGGAAGTTACTGGCGGTCAGTGCCTAATCAACAATATTCTGTGTGCTGTTTTTAACTTTAAGTTTAATGACGGTGGCACAGAGCGTTGGTTGCAAGCAGCATTC